AAGGCTAACGAAATGCTAGGTACTAACTACAAGCGTAAGCAACAGGCGCTTGACCACCTCAAGTCACTCATGTCAGTACTTAAGACAGAAGGTAACTAACATGAGCGCACAATGGGTTAGTTACTGGTATGTATGCACCTCATGCGACACCTCAATGGAGGTGACCACGAGACGGAAAGTTAATCGTGCGCCTCAATGCACATGCAAGCACAGCCATGTAGTTCTATGTCAAACAGCACCAGCACTTACGACTGTGGCTTAAGACATGAACTCACAAGAGATGCAAGCCACACGCACGCTAATCAAGCGAGCGCGTGAGCAACGCAACGCCAGCACTACGAACGAGTGGTTCGATTACTGGCACGAGATAATGATTAAGTACGAAACCAAACTAAAGACAGGAGAAAACAAATGATTCCAAAGATACAGGTAGGTGCATTACTTAAGACAGAAACTGCATACGATAAGGATATGAACATCACCTTTGAAGGACAGGAGGTGCGTGTTATCCTACATTGGGATGACCATGACGGCTTTGATATTCAGTGGCTTGACCTTGAAGGCAGGTGGATTGGTGCCCCAGCATGGGCAGATAAGATAGAGGCAGACGGAGACATGAGTGTTGGACATTTCCTTGACTCATTAGAACCACACACTGAGAAGGTAACGCCATGATACTTATGGAGTGCAAAAGTTGCGGTGTCATGGTGCAGAATCCTAAGACATTAAACTACATGAGTGAGAGATGCACGCCTTGTGAATTAAGACAGAGAGAACAAGCCAACCGAGCAATAGATACATACCTTGACCAACAAGCAGAGGAGAAACGAGATGCTCAACTTAAGACAGATACATCCATCGGCTAGACTGTGGATTGTTACAGCAACTATCTTAGGAACTATCTTAGTACTTAAGACACCAACTGGTCAGCAGTTCGTGTCACCACCACATGGCAAGGTGATTGCCTACTATCAGAACGACTACCAACGCTATGCTATTGACAAGTTGATGAAGCAAGATGACCTTGAACAGTACGCATGTCTCTATGAATTGTGGACTGAGGAATCTAACTGGCGACCAAAGGCAGTGAACAAGTCAAGTCATGCGCTGGGCATAGCCCAACTCATGCCTCGCACATGGAAGATACTTAAGATTAAACCCACGAGTAACGGCTACCGACAGGTAGATGCAGGGCTTGCATACATTGACAGGCACTATGGCAAGGGTGCAATCTGCAAGGCATACGCGCATCACTTAGCGAAGGGTTGGTATTAAGACATGAAGCCACAGTTCCACAAAATAATCAGTCAGACAGGTACCAAGAATAGGCACGGCAAAGGGCTAGTTGCTTATGTCTTAAGATACAACCAACGGCTATGGGATAAGGCAGTGTGCAAGGGCATAGATACCGAGGTGTTCTACCCAGCACAAGAGTTGTTCAGTCGTGACGAGGAGCGCATGTTTGAGAAGATGTGCATTGAGTGCCCAGTCATGATGGCTTGCCTTGAGTGGGGCTTAGCCCATGAAAGGTACGGCGTGTGGGGTGGGACGACACCACCTATGCGACACAAGATTCGCAACAGAATAGGTTGGGCTTTGACAGAACCTAAACTTGGGTGATACTGTCTGTCTTGTACACCAGCCCCTGTGAAGGGGAAGCATAGAGGTTGGTGTACATAGAAAAGCCCAGTGATACTCTCCTGTCTCGCTGGGTTTCTCTATGTATTAAGCCAGACTATTTATCTAAGTCAAGTTCCTTAGCAAGCATGAACACTTCATCACTTAAGTCATCAAGAGTTCCATCATTATAGATAACATGATTAAACATGTAGTTATCCATAGCATGCTCAGACTTATGACTATTAACTGCACTGTGATTGTGTCTGTTGATACGCCACAACGAACCACTTAATTTCTTGATTGCATCTGCTTCATTAGGATAACGAACATCAGAGATAACAACTCTATCGTTAGGACTTAAGTCACGAAGCGCCATCTTAATCCATACATCATCACCCAACATGGTGCGACCTACCTCAGTACCTAACACTTGCATTAACCTGCGTACCTCAGGGTTTTGTTTAGCCATGTCCCAGCCATAGTCATCTACATATTCAGCAACACGAGTGATGCTATCTAATCTAGGGTTAAGTACCATCAACGCATGACGAATCGGGTCAGCAAAAGATACTCTACGGTATCCGTAATTAAGACATAACAATTCAGCCGTGCTGTCCTTACCACTGCGGGCATAGCCACTCAATCCGATAATCATTTAAGCCCCCACCAAATACCAATAGCAAGTGTGCCAATATAAATCTCAAAGCATTTAAGATTCTTATACTTAACAAAGCCAATGCAGAACATGTTCCAGTTCCACTCATGTGTCATCATCATTGTTCTTCCCTATCTGGTCTGCGGTATCTGCGGTTGTTCCATTGTGGTTGCTCACCACCGAGTCGTTCTTGTAACTTAGTTAATGCACGAGACACACGCTTGCGTACTGCCTCATCACTGATGCTGTACTCAACGGCAAGGGCATCTATATCTATGCCACCATCTGCAAACCTACGATGTAGAAGCAGGTTGTCCTGTTCATTTAGTTTCTTAAGACCGAAAGACACATCACTTAACATAGCCTCACGATTCATGCCCTCGTTAGGCTTGCTTGAGGTAGAGATGAACTCATCCTTAGGTGATGATGATACTGTCCACTGCTCATAGTTCCACACATCACGCAATAACTCTTGCAAGATTTCATGCGTGTAATAGAAAGCATCCGATGGTACTGACTTGGTTTTATAGGCACGCTCTTTAGCCGCGAACTTCTGTGACTCATTGTTAAAGGTACGCTTGAGTTTAAATACGAGTGAGTCTTGCCCTTCCCACTCCTCAATCTTATGCCAATGTTCTAATGCCCATAGGTTCAGGTGTTGAAACACATCATCTGCTGTGACTAAGTGCCTATGAATACGGGTACATCTAGCAGCAGATAAGCGTGCTACTTTATAGACCTGCTCCCATAGTAAATCTTTCTCGTCACTCATCCTTAAGTATCCTCATTGCCTCTAGTAAATCGTTAACTGTAATGAGATAACCCTTGCTCCTGTTCGGGGGAATCTCACAAGTAATCTCTCTACCGTTCTGTCTTAAGGCATACTCTACATGAGATTTAGGAACCATAAGAACGCCGTGCTCTAGTACAAATGCCCAGTACTCTGCCTCTGATACAGACAAACCCGATGGTTGCCATGAATTAGAACGCTGGTACCAACACTCAACTTCTACATAGAGATTGCCAGTTGCGTGCCACTTGCGGTCACGCTTTACTTCAATGGTCTTACCCTTGGTCAGTAGTTCTTCTACTAACTGTTCACCTTCTCTGCCGTAGCCAAAGTCTAGGTCGAACGATGAGAGATTAGCCATTTATCAGTACACCGACTCGCCTTCTCAAACCATCAGCGCCTTCTGCTAGGTACACATCATTAACATCTTGTCCCTCAGGCATGAACACAGGAAACACATTGTCTAGTTCACGACTTAAGTTCTTAGCCATCTCTCTGCCTGCATTGTCACCATCACATAGCAAGATTACCTTGCTCCAATCAGCCAGCACCCGTGAGTAAAAAGGTTTCCAGTTGTTAGCACCAGGTAATCCGACAGCAGCAAAGCCCGCTTGTGTTGCTATCACTGTGTCAAGTTCACCTTCACATACAACTAAGGTGTCATCATCTTTATTTAATGCGTTGATATTAAAGATGTGAGTCGTAGCCCCTGGTCTTGACATGTACTTCGGGCCAGGTGAATCAGGACTTAAGGCACGAAAGCGTATGTCAATGGTGCCCGATGGTGTTAGGTATGGGATAGATAACTTACCGATGTATGGTTCATGTCCAACCTCAGGTGTCTTTACGAAGCCGAGGCGAAACATAGTTGCGGTCGTGTGAGTGATACCTCTGCTCCCCAGATACGGAAGAATCTCCTCTAGGTTTTGAGCGTAAGTCTCCGTTGCTCTCTCCAGTAATTCTCTCTGCGATTTGCTTAGCCTCATTAAAAGTAACTCCTTCTTTCTTCATGATTAGGGAATACACATCTCCTGCCATGTCACAGCCGAAGCAACGGAACCCACCGTTTTCTGTATTAAGACGAGCAGACTTTACTCTATCGCCATGGAAAGCACAGCGTACTGTTACCCAGCCACGCCTGCCTTGAGGTACATCAAATCCGTAGTGTTCTAGTACTTTAACTAAGTCATGCTTAGAGTTTTGCAAGAGCATCACTGAGCCTTTGCACTACATACGCATCCTCAATTCCCCTGTTAGATGCCTTGATAATGACCAGTGGTGTTGGTGCTAACTTCAATCTCTTAGACACACGGTAGTTCTCTGCCTCAACTAAAGCCTCACGAATCCAACCAGATAAATCTATCTTGCCGTCACGCCGTGGTGCCTTGGCTTCAATAACATAGAGGTCATTCTCCGTAGGTAATGCAACATCACCCACATCATTGCGCCCTGCCCGTGGCAATCGTTGTGCGTTGTAGCCTTGTGACATCAGCCAATCGGCAAGGTCAATCTCAAATGCTGCACCTCTGCGCTTATTACTTGCTTGCTGTGTTGGCATTTTGTACCTCCGCTGCTTGTGCTGCTTGCCAGTAAAGTGCATAGTAATTCTCATCATAAGCAAAACGCTTCATGTGCTTGGCTATTGCACCAGTATGTGCATGTACTGGCACACCTGCTGCTTTAAGTTTACGGAAGAACACAATGTCCTCACCCACAAACTTCTCACCCACATTCTCAATCTCTGCAAACATGGACTGGTCTGG